ATGGCGCTGTCTGATGCGTGGTTGCGTTCAGTCCTTGGAAAGGAACGTGATAAGGTTTTGGTTAAATCCGATCGTGATGGTCTGTCTGTTAGAGTATCACCGAAAGGTCGCGTAGTGTTCCAATATCGTTATCAGTGGGCGGGGAAAGGTGAGCGTCTTGATATCGGAACTTACCCGGCAACTGGACTAAAAGAGGCCAGAGAAGAAGTTATCCGTCTTCGTGGTGAACTCGAGTCAAACCGCAATCCACGATTGGTCAAGCTGGCAGAAAAACGTAAAGCTACTGAAGCCATGACGGTAGAATCTGTGATCCGTGCTTGGTATGAAGCATATTGTGTAAAAAATAAAAAAGGTTCTGAACAGATACTCCGCTCGTTTGAGCTGCACCTGTTCTCTAAAATCGGGAATATCCCTCACGATGCAGCTACATTGCATGATTGGTTAGAAGTCCTGGAGCCTCTTAGCACTAAGACTCCAGCAATAGCAGACCGATTGCTAATTAACGCAAAGCAGGCCCATGTCTGGGCGTATAAGAGAAAGCTCATTGAAACTCGCCCGCTGTCGGATATCACGGGTAAAGATATGGATATCCGTAAAGGTCAGAAGAAACGGTTTCTGACACATGATGAAATTAAAATCCTTTATGCTGCGATCGATGGTTCTCGAATGGTTCCTAAATACCGGGCCTTCATTAAACTATTGCTGCATTTTGGTTGCCGTAGTTCAGAGCTAATTACTGCCAAGGTGGACGATTTTGATTTCATTAATAAAATATGGACTGTACCACCAGAACGACATAAGACAGGGGATATAACAGGCGAACCGCTAAAGCGGCCCATTATTGAACCGGTTGAAGAGCTTATAAAATACGTTATCTCTATGAACAACGGTTCCGATATGCTTTTTACTAAGGAAGGAAGCAGGGAACCAGTTGGTCGGACATCATTGCAGTCGCTGCCTTACAATTTAATGCAGTACGCATGGCGGCGTTTGGGGTATCAATTTCCTCATTGGTCTCTTCATGATTTGAGACGAACAGCACGAACAAACTTTTCTGATCTTACTGCGCCTCATATTGCTGAAATAATGCTCGGTCATAAACTGCCAGGTGTATGGCAAGTTTATGACAAGAGTGATTATCTAGAAGAACAGCGTAAAGCCTACCAGGCATGGTGGGAGAGAGTTGAATCGATTGTTACTTGTACTCGTTTAGGCTCGAAATGATATTTTGCGTAGCTAGAACGCAATCAAATCTAGCAGTCCGCTTTGTTCGGAGTTCGGACATTATGAGTTGGCAAGTAAAGTAGCTTGCTAGGAAGCCGGATTTGCACGGTCGGTATAATAAGATGTAACCCCTTGCCTTCATTTACTCGAATGAACGTGCACATTGGATAGGAGGAAAAGGAATGCAATTCATTACCAACGGCCCTGATATTCCTGATGAGCTTTTGCAGGCGCACGAGGAAGGGCGCGTTGTGTTCTTCTGTGGAGCAGGCATTTCCTACCCTGTTGGTTTACCTGGTTTCAAAGGGTTGGTAGAACTAATTTACCAGAGGAACGGAACAACACTTTCAGAAATTGAGCGTGAGGTTTTCGAGCGTGGGCAATTTGACGGCACATTAGATTTGCTGGAACGGCGCTTACCAGGGCAGCGTATAGCCGTCCGACGCGCGTTGGAAAAAGCCCTTAAGCCAAAGTTCCGTCGTAGGGGCGCTATTGATACTCAGGCGGCGCTGTTACGTTTAGCCCGTAGCCGCGAGGGTGCCCTTCGATTGGTCACTACCAACTTTGACCGTCTCTTTCATGTGGCAGCTAAACGTACAGGCCAGGCTTTTCAGGCCTATGTAGCGCCGATGCTGCCAATTCCAAAAAACAGCCGCTGGGATGGACTTGTATACCTGCATGGGCTGTTACCGGAAAAGGCGGATGATACTGCCCTGAATCGTCTGGTTGTTGTCACTCAGGCGTATGGTCAACCTGACAATCCGGTGTCCTCAACGGGGAAAGAGTAACCCCGCCATACTTACCGCCGCGCCATTTCGCGGATTACCACAACGCTGAGAGCACTTAGCCAGTTACGGCACCACACTTTGTCGCGGCTCCATAAATGCCCTCATCGTTGCACCCTGGTCTCTTCCCAGGCGTCAAACCGAATCGCCACGCTGGTTAGGCGTCTTATCAGCATCATCATTGACTTGCACATTCCGGCTACCTGGTTTGTTTGCCCGAGCAAGGAGTGGATTGTCCCCTTTAACGTCCCCAGACCGCTAACGACGCATGTGCCATACGCCGTGTTACAACCAAATTTTGTTAGTACCTTGTTTGTTTGTCTGGAAAGAAAGATAAAATGAAGTTGCGCATTATGCAAGTGTTTTTGTTGCGAGATATGCAATTTAAAGGGTAATGAAAAGCCACCTTTGGGTGGCTAATTGATGAGGAGGTAAGGGTTAATTGTGTCGCTTAAGGGTTTGTGACTGGCTGATTAAGACCTTTCCAAAGACCATAAACCGGTGTTCATTTTCGCTGGTAATTCCCCATTCACGGTAAATCTGGTTATCAGAAATCACCAGTAGTTTGTCAGGTATCATTTGCAGTCGTTTGACATAAATTTTATCATCAAAACCAAATACATAGATACCATCTCCATCAAACTGATTGATACTGACATCAACGAAGATGAGATCTCCTGGCTCAATGGTTGGACACATACTGTCCCCACGAACGTTGATAACTTTAATGTGATTGGCTGGCCGTCCGCCAAACATCGATACAGCATTATCAGTTCTGTATTCAATGGCATGAATCACATCAATGACATCACCGCCCTGGATAAGGCCATTTCCCGCACTGGCACTGACATCCAGCATTTCAATACGGAATACATCCTTCACCTGCGCAACATCCTCACTAACACTGTTTTTACATACAGTATTACTTTTGAAGTCTGAGGTAAAGAGATCAGCAATATCAACACCTAAGCTCCTGGCAATATTACTCAGGGCTTGTTCAGTGAATTGTTTCTGCTTACCTGTTTCCAGGCGTGAGATATTCGCCGCATCCACTCCTATTGCTTCAGCGAGATCGGCGATTTTCATGTTCTTCGCTTGGCGAAGTTGTCTGACTCGGTTTCCTATGTTCATGCGTTTATTACATTTCTTTATTGCGCGTTAAGCAAATCAACTTGCGCAAAATATTTGCGTGAAATAATATGCTCATCACGCAATATGTGGAGGTCATATGCAATCACCATTACGGAATGTGCGTAAGGCGCACGGATTTACTTTGCAGCATGTTGCTGCTGGCGTTCAGGTCAATCCAGCGACGCTGAGTCGTATTGAAAGACTGGAACAAATTCCATCTATCGATCTTGCAGAACGTCTGGCCAATTTTTTTAAGGGTGAAATCAGCGAAATGCAGATTCTTTATCCGGCACGTTTTCAATCTAGCCAAAACCAGAATGGGTTTAAACCACAGGAACAGGAGGTAAGCCGTGGGTAATCATCACTGGAAAGTGGAAAAACAGCCTGAGTGGTACGTGAAAGCTGTCAGAAAAACTATCGCGGCGTTGCCGGGGGGGTACGCTGAAGCTGCTGAGTGGCTGGATGTAACAGAGAACGCATTATTTAACCGCCTTCGTGCCGATGGCGATCAGATTTTCCCGCTGGGATGGGCAATGATTTTACAACGTGCTGGTGGCACTCACTTCATTGCTGACGCTGTGGCGCAGTCTGCAAATGGCGTCTTTGTGTCTCTTCCTGACGTCGAGGATGTGGACAATGCCGATATTAACCAGCGTTTACCGTGGCATTTGAAGAGAAGTATGGCTCCCAGCTGGAGCTGATATTTCGTTTTATCGATCGTGCGCTGGCAATAGGCGTACTGGCGTAAGTGGAGAACGAGCATGAACCTTGAAGCCTTACCAAAATATTACTCCCCAAAATCTCCAAAATTGAGTGATGACGCACCGGCGACAGGCTCTGGTGGTTTAACGATTACGGATGTGATGGCTGCGCAGGGGATGGTGCAGTCGAAAGCACCGCTTGGGTTTGCCTTATTCCTGGCAAAAGTTGGTGTTCAGGATCCTCAGTTTGCGATTGAAGGTCTGCTCAATTACGCGATGGCACTGGATAACCCGACATTGAATAAATTGAGTGAAGAAACCCGGCTACAGATTATTCCTTACCTTGTGAATTTTGCCTTTGCTGATTATTCCAGGTCTGCGGCAAGTAAGGCTCGTTGTGAGCATTGTGCTGGTACTGGATTTCATAATGTATTGCGCGAAGTGGTGAAACACTCCAGAAGCGGGGAATCTGTTATCAAAGAAGAGTGGGTGAAGGAACTATGTCAGCATTGCCATGGTAAGGGAGAAGTCAGCACAGCGTGCAGAGGGTGTAAGGGTAAAGGTATTGTCTTGGATGAAAAAAGGACCCGGCTTCATGGCACACCTGTTTATAAGATTTGTGGGCGTTGCAATGGAAAACGGTTTAGTCGTTTACCAACCACACTGGCGCGGCATCATGTCCAGAAGCTGGTACCGGACCTGAGTGATTATCAGTGGTATAAAGGATATGCAAATGTCATTGATAAACTGGTTACAAAGTGCTGGCAGGAGGAATCTTACGCTGAAGCACAATTGAGAAAGGTGACGAGATAAGTGATTTTCGCCGAAGATGGCGACGTGATGCTTGCATTTTTCAAAAAATATGGATAAAATTTTTTCAACGATGGGCTTTGTATACCCGAAGTTAAGAAAAAGTAGAAAACCCGCTGATGAGCGGGTTTTTGTGCTTTAAATAGGGTAATAGAGATGTTGAATCTCATTACGGGATTCATGTTAGTTTACTTATTATTTATCGGGTGACTTTGTTTTTTGCCTGATGTTTAAAATGTTTTCTTCCAGTACAATGTCCATAGATACAATGAGTCTGCTTATTACATTATTAGCAGAGCTATTAAGGTCAAAGTACAGCATAAGCTTTTAAAGCCAATCAACCAGTCATCAAGACAGACGGGTTTATTCATGAAAACTCTCCATGTTTGATTCGATGGGGCTTGAAGTTAAAGCTTTAATATAGCTCATGAAAGGTAAACATTGGCAGCTGATGGTCCACGCAGACCATTTATCCGGCAAAATTCCACGCGTAATCCGGTGGTAATTTCTTCTGCATCGCGGAGATTGAGCGCTGAAACATGAAGCTGGACATCGATACGACCATCGGATGGGGTTATAAGACCTTTGCCGCTTTTGCCGTCAAAGGTTTTGAGAATTCCTGTCATTTTACGGGACAAAAAAATTCCTTAATACTGATAACTTGGCGCACTATACACACGTTCCTGAAGAAAGCTATAGTTTTTTGATGGGGTTGAAGATGGCTGGATGTCTAAAATAAACATTGCTTCATATGTTCAACTATGCGTTAATGATTGCGTCGGTTTGAAGAACAGACGATATACGAAGTAGTTTACTAAAGCAGTTCTCATTTCAGGTGTTATTCACTTATTCCTTCTTTGAGTCTCTCCAATTAAGTACGAAGTCGTTTCTGTTATACAAGCCATTTATGCCGAAAGGCTCAAGTTAAGGAATGTAGAATGTCAAATAAAATGACTGGTTTAGTAAAATGGTTTAACGCTGATAAAGGTTTTGGCTTTATTTCTCCTGTTGATGGTAGTAAAGATGTGTTTGTGCATTTTTCTGCGATTCAGAATGATAATTATCGAATCTTATTTGAAGGTCAAAAGGTTACCTTCTCTGTAGAGAGTGGTGCTAAAGGTCCTGCAGCAGCAAATGTCATAATTACTGATTAAAATTCATAGTTTGTCTGTATACGATAACGAAGAAGGCTGATGCCTGAGTGGAGATACAGACAGAGTGGTGAATATTGGATCTCTTTAATAAAGAGTAAGGAGGTCCAATACATGAAACAATGGCCAGCATATTTGGCAATAACTTAATCAGGAAAAGTATGCTAACCATTGTGGTGAAGTGCAGGTTTGCTGCATGAATAGTTTTACAGCAGAAGCTAACTGCTGGCATAGCAAAACAAAGTGCGTAAGTGGATGACTCCCACAAAAAGTACCACAATATTAAACCCGCTCAGGCGGGTTTTTTATTATCTGCTTTAAATATGTTATTAAAATATAAAAAATACTTGTTACGAATAAAATCAATCAAGCTACAGCTTTAAGATTTGTCTGGAATACTTTGTTGCAATGAGGGCAGATCAAAAGGGCACCTTTTTGTACTCTTGAAAAACTGTGTTCTGACTCTTGGGTGCAGTTTGGGCAGGAACATTTAACGAGATAATTACGGCGTGATTTTGAGTCTTTACGTTCTGACATAGGCTTTTCCTGTATAAATGGCCGTATACAGTACACTAAATATGAAAACATATCTCGTATTATTATTTAATATATGATTTTCTTTTAAAATAATTACCCACATTTTTAATGTGTCTGTTTTTTAGCGCCGTTGAGAACAACGTTTGCTATAAAAACTACCCCATAGACTCCGATCTTTTCAAACATATTGCACCATCTGTGTACATCGGGGTGAGGATATGAAATCAATGGATAAGTTAACAACAGGTATCGCCTATGGCACATCGGCTGGTAATGCTGGTTTCTGGGCATTGCAGTTACTCGATAAAGTAACTCCGTCACAGTGGGCTGCAATCGGTGTGCTGGGTAGTCTGGTATTTGGCTTGCTGACGTACCTGACAAACCTTTATTTCAAGATTAAAGAAGACAAGCGTAAGGTTGCACGGGGAGAGTAATTCAATGACACAAAACTATGAACTGATTGTGAAAGGGATCCGCAATTTTGAGAATAAAGTTGCGGTAACTGTAGCATTAAGGGACAAAAAACGCTTTGACGGTGAAATTTTTGACCTGGACATCTCGCTGGACCGTGTTGAAGGTGCCGCGCTGGAGTTTTATGAGGCAGCAGCCAGAAGGAGCATCAGACAGGTCTTCCTGGAAGTTGCAGCCGGGTTATGTGAAGGGGATGAGCAGTCGCCGGAAAAGCGCCCCGTAATTTTAGAGGCGCAGAATGTGTGGATAACCTACAAAGGAAAGCTACCAGGAAGAATTACTGATTCTCTGAAGACTCCACCGAAATGGTAATTTTACCAGCATATTTTTCTTCCAGTAATGCCGCCAGCCACTTGAAAGAATTTTGTTGTTCCTGGGACCATTTGGGGTTGCGTGATTCAAGCAGGAGCGATGCCAGTGTTGGTTGCATTTGTTCTCTGGGAATTGATAAGGCCAAATATGAAAATGCAACAGTGAGGGCATTTACATCATCCCGAAGCTTTGAAATGCAGTCGAGCAACTCCTGTAGAGAAATGGTGTTATTGTCCATAAATAATCCTCTTGATTGTCTTTACCTTTTCCCCGCCTGATTCAACAGGCCGGGACAGATAAACATATCCAGGGTTCAGAAACCGATAAATCCTGATAAATATCCATGAACGCAAAAATCAAATACGGCCTGTCAGCGGCCGTTCTGGCGCTGATTGGAGCAGGCGCATCTGCTCCTGAGATACTTGACCAGTTTCTGGATGAAAAAGAGGGTAACCACACTACGGCATACCGCGATGGTTCCGGCATATGGACCATCTGTCGAGGGGCCACGATGGTGGATGGTAAACCTGTTATTCCTGGCATGAAACTGACGAAGGAAAAATGCGATCAGGTTAATGCCATTGAACGGGATAAGGCGCTGGCATGGGTGGAGCGCAATATTAAAGTGCCATTGACCGAACCACAGAAAGCGGGTATGGCGTCATTTTGTCCCTATAACATTGGCCCCGGTAAGTGTTTCCCGTCGACGTTTTATAAGCGGCTGAATGCAGGTGATCGTAAAGGTGCCTGCGAGGCGATTCGCTGGTGGATTAAGGACAGGGGGCGCGATTGCCGCATTCGATCAAATAACTGTTACGGTCAGGTTATTCGTCGTGACCAGGAGAGTGCATTAACCTACTGGGGGATAGAACAGTGAATCAGATATTCACGGTGATTTTGCTCGTGTTGGTAGGATTTGTCGTAGGTAATGTCTGGAGCGACAGAGGATGGCAAAAAAAATGGGCGGAGCGTGATGCTGCCGAATTATCTCAAGAGGTAAATGTCCAATTTGCTGCTCGAATAATTGAACAGGGGCGAACTATATCCCGTGATGAGGCTGTTAAAGATGCACAACAGAAAGCCGCTGAAATTTCTGCCAGGGCTGCTGATCTGTCTGATAGTGTTAACCAGCTGCGTGCCGAAGCAACAAAATATGCCATACGCCTTGACGCAGCGCAGCATACCGCAAATCTTGCCGCTGCCGTCAGAGGCAAAACAACCAAAGCCGCCGAAGGAATGCTCACCAACATGCTCGGAGATATTGCAGCAGAAGCTCAGCTTTATGCTGAAATTGCTGACAAACGCTACATCGCAGGAGTGACTTGTCAACGGATTTATGAATCTTTAAGAGATAAAACATATTAGATGTAGATTAACATTAAATCGGATTATTTTTAGCGCTGAATGTGAAATTTAAATAAAAAGGACTCTTCCATGAGTCAAAATCCTTGAAATCTTAAGGGTAAGATAAAAGGTCATTAGACAGAATGACACGTTTTATTAATAAATAAAGCTATTGTTTCATTCGTGTGTTTTTCTTTACAAAAGTAATCCTTGCTATGGTTGGTTAATCATGCGTTAATGGTGTTCTGGTTTGTTACAAAATTATCTGAAGCAGTCATTGTTATAATTTTATTATTTGTACCTCTTGAGATTTCCTTGTTGGTTTTTCTCTCTGATATTTTTTTTCGGACCATTCTGCCCAAGGGCTCACTTCTTCAAAAGGTAATAATGATGTCTAACAAAATGACTGGTTTAGTGAAATGGTTTAACCCTGAAAAAGGTTTTGGTTTCATCACGCCGAAAGATGGTAGCAAAGATGTGTTTGTCCATTTCTCAGCTATTCAGAGCAACGATTTCAAAACGTTAACTGAGAATCAGCAAGTCGAATTTGGTATTGAGAACGGACCTAAAGGCCCCGCGGCTGTTCATGTAGTGGCACTTTGAGGTAGAAAATATTACAAACCATATTCACTTTAGATGCCCGTGTTGCCATGGTTCTCAGTATAGAACATCATCTTTTGATGTTTCTGACAGGAATCCTTTCGGGGCAAAATGTATCTTTTGTAAATCAATGATGATTACATTTGATAATATTTCACAATACTTAAATGTTAGCCGTCTGTCGTTAGATTTAAGAAAGTGAAAATGAAGGCTCCTTCGGGAGCTTTTTTGCTTAGTGTCTAGTCGATGGATACTCACATATTACGGTAACATCATGAAAAAAATAATAGTTTTTTTTAACTCTGAACCAGCAATGGTAGTGCCAGTGATGACCGGAGTTAACACCATCATGCGTGAATATCCAAATGGCGAAACAACACATCTCACTGTAATGGCTGCAGGGTTTCCATCTCTGACCGGAGATCATAAAGTCATTTATGTAGCAGCGGATCGACATGTAACTTCAGAAGAAATTCTGGAAGCAGCAATGAGACTCTTGAATTGATTTCATTCTAATGCCTTGATAATAAAGGATAATCATCTTTATCTGTTTGTGCGAAATTTAGACTGTCGTATGTTGATTATTGCGATGTTTCATCTTATCTTTTATACGTTTGCTCCATATAATTGACACTACTGTGTACCAGGAAAGTCATAACAGACTAAAAGAGGAAATGATGAACATTGAAGAGTTAAAAACAAAAACAGAAGCAGATATTTCTGAATATATAACAAAAAAAATTATTGAGCTTAAGAAAAAGACCGGGAAAGAAGTTACCAGTATCCAGTTTACTGCACGGGAAAAAATGACTGGTCTTGAAAGCTATGATATCAAGATTGATTTAATCTAGTGTGTTTATAGTATTAGCATCAATTTCTTATCAGATGCTATTCAACAATACAATTTACCCATAAACCTCGTTTTTACGGGGTTTTTTTATATTTAAACATTACCGAATAGATATAAATCTCGATAGTCGGTGGTATTGGTTGTGTGACAATACCTAGTCTTTCCGGTATGCCTGGAGAGAATACAAACGACAGATTATGTAAGGGAAACGCGCTGAAACTTTCACACTTTCATGCTGAGTGATTTGACGTTATATTTTTAGCCGCAAGTGAAGAGCAAACGCATGGAGCGACAAAATGCATAAAGATCAATACACTGATGACTCATCCTTGGATCAGGTCCGTGTAAAAACTATGCTCACTAGCACCATTTCTATGAGTTATCCGGATGTTGTAATTGCATGTATAGAACATCAAGTGTCTCTGGAAGCATTCAGGGCAATTGAGGCAGCGTTGGTGAAGCACGATAAGAATTCGAAGGATTATTCCCTGGTGGTTGACTGATCGCCATAACTGCTAACCATTCAAACTATTTCACCTGTGACAGAGTCAATATCGCATTCTGTCACTGTCAGGCTAATACAGAACTACAATTCAACTACTGCAATGCCTCGTAATTAGGTGAAGTTACAATATCGTCCTGTTCGGATGCCAACTGCATTTCTGAAGATAAGGCGTTTATGACTCACATATTTGTCCCACACGTTCGCCAGTCCTGTGCGGGGTGGGAGGGGAGGTAAAGAAACCGGGATATTCATTATTCATCACTTTTGATTGATGTAGATGCTCTCTTTTCTGACGTTAGTCTCCGACGGCAGGCTTCAATGACCCAGGCTGAGAAATTCCCGGACCCTTTTTGATCAAGAGCGATGTTAATTTGTTCAATCATTTGGTTAGGAAAGCGGATGTTGCGGGTTGTTGTTCTGCGGGTTCTGTTCTTCGTTGACATGAGGTTGTCCCGTATTCTGTGTCGCTGATTTGTATTGTCTGAAGTTGTTTTTACGTTAAGTTGATGCGGATCAATTAATACGATACCTGCGTCATAATTGATTATTTGACGTGGTTTGATGGCGTACACGCACGTTGTGATATGTAGATGATAATTATTATCATTTTGTGGGTCCTTTCCGGCGATCCGACAGGTTACGGGGCGGCGACCTCGCGGTTTTTCGCTATTTATGAGATTTTTTGAGGGGGTGGTTGTTGTTTAATTGTTTGGTATATCTAATTGATAAGTAAGGTGAAAATAAAATAAATACAACAACCTTACGATGTGCTTTGATGTCATTAATGTGAAAAAATTAAATGATATCAAATGGTTTTGTAAAAACACATGGTTGTTGTATCGCTTTTTATCGATGACTTATGGAGAGGAGATGGCCTTTTTATTGAATAAAAGTGATATGGCCTCCTCCATCGGTATCTCTGTTCAGGCATTTGATAAATGGGGCGTTCCTCCTGTCGAGCGTCGGGGGAGGGAAGTTTTTTATGACGTTAAAACTGTACTGGAGATAGATCGCGAGCGGCGACAACACAATCATAGAACACCTGATGACGGGGGCGATCTGGAGGAAAGGCTGCTTCGGGCCAGAGCTGAACTGACAGAAGAACAGGCCGTAGCTCAAAAACTTAAAAATCAGGTAACCGAAGGTAAGCTCATCGATTCAGACTTCTGCGTTTTCGCCCTCAGCAAGCTGGCGATGGCATTGTCCAGTACGCTTGATTCTATTCCGTTATCCATGCAGCGACAGTTCCCGGATTTAACGCCACGTCATCTTGACCATCTGAAAACCCTTATTGCGAAGGGCGCAAATCAGTGTGCGCGGGCAGGGGATAAATTACCGGATTTGCTGGATGAATATATCAGAGCAACAACTGAATAATCTGATGGCTGCCGTTTCGGTTGCGCTGCAGCCTCTGGTCAGGGTTGTACCGATGACGGCAGTTGAATGGGCTGATCAGTATTATTATCTGCCGAAAGAATCCTCATACGGTGACGGCGAATGGAAAACGCTGCCGTTCCAGATCGCCATCATGAACAGTATGGGGAATGATCAGATCCGCACAGTTAATCTGATTAAATCTGCCCGTGTTGGCTATACAAAGATGTTGCTGGGGGTGGTCGGGTATTTTATTGAGCATAAATCCCGAAACAGTCTGCTTTTTCAGCCCACGGATTCTGCCGCTGAAGATTTTATGAAGTCTCACGTGGAGACGACGATTAGGGACGTGCCATGCCTGAAAGACCTTTCCCCATGGCTGGGTCGTAAACATCGTGATAATACCCTCACGCTGAAACGCTTTTCATCGGGCGTCGGTTTATGGTGCCTGGGCGGCGCTGCCGCCAAAAACTACCGTGAAAAATCCGTGGATGTGGTCTGCTATGACGAACTTTCCTCGTTCGAACCGGATGTTGAAAAAGAGGGTTCGCCAACCCTGCTGGGGGATAAACGTATTGAGGGCTCTGTATGGCCAAAATCCATTCGCGGCTCGACGCCTAAAATCAAAGGCTCCTGCCAGATCGAAAAAGCCGCTAACGAGTCGGCACATTTCATGCGTTTTTACAGCAGTATCTGCAGGTGCACACGCGCATACTGTCGGTATTGGTGCTCATACGCACTCCGTTGCGATAGGGTCACATGGACACACCATCACCGTTAACGCTGCTGGTAACGCGGAAAACACCGTCAAAAACATCGCATTTAACTATATTGTGAGGCTTGCATGATTACGCTCATTCTTTCTGCACCAGTAACAGAAATGGCTGAAGCATTTAAGCGGGTATTCGCAAATGCAGATAATGTGAATATTGTCGGAAAGCCATTTGAAACAATCAGGGAATTTGACTGCATGGTAAGTGCGGCAAACAGTTTCGGCCTGATGGATGGCGGTGTTGATGCCGCCATTACCGCATTCTTCGGTACTCAGTTACAGTCCCGCGTTCAGAATCATATTCTTCGTGAATATCTCGGCGAGCAGCCTGTAGGTTCTGCATTTGTTATTGAAACGGGGCATAATCATCATCCCTGGCTGGTACATGCGCCAACAATGCGTGTTCCGCTGACAATTGACGGAACAGACGCTGTATATAACGCAACCTGGGCCGCTCTGCTTGCCATCTTTCAGCACAATAAACACGCAACGACAGACAGGAAAATAAAAACGGTGGTATTCCCTGCAATGGGAGCCGGATGTGGTCAGGTGCCGTTTGAAAGTGTTGCCCGGCAGATGAAGCAGGCATGGGATAACTTTAATAAAAAAACAGAATCAATTAACTGGGAATACGCACAATCCCGCCAGTCGGCAGTATTTGGCACATATGCATACTGTCCGGGTAATTCTGTTTGCCGTTATGCGGATACTAAATATATTGGATGCGGCGATTATCGGACGTATTGCTCACGTTCCGGGCAGGTCTGTATTAACCCTGAACATCAGGCTGATGATGTACTGATACAACATCAGGCTAATAACCGGTTTCGCCCTGGTTCGCATATACACCGGATTAATCCAGAAAATCCCGTAGGTAATGTCATCTCTGGCGCACATAGCCACGGAAGTAGCATCGTTATTGGTGCTCACACCCATACGTTCAATAAACAATATTCTGTCTCTGATATTAAGTAGAGGTGAACATGGATTTCAGAATGAGTGAACAACCACGGACCATAACAATTTATAATCTGCTGGCCGGAACTAATGAATTTATTGGTGAAGGTGATGCATATATTCCACCTCATACAGGTCTGCCAGCAAACAGTACCGATATTGCACCGCCAGATATTCCGGCTGGCTTTGTGGCTGTTTTCAACAGTGATGAGGCATCGTGGCATCTCGTTGAAGACCATCGGGGTAAAACCGTCTATGACGTGGCTTCCGGCGACGCGTTATTTATTTCTGAACTTGGCCCATTACCGGAAAATGTCACTTGGTTATCCCCGGAAGGGGAGTTTCAGAAGTGGAACGGCACAGCCTGGGTGAAGGATACGGAAGCAGAAAAACTGTTCCGGATCCGGGAGGCGGAAGAAACAAAAAACAACCTGATGCAGGTAGCCAGTGAGCATATTGCGCCGCTTCAGGATGCTGCAGATCTGGAAATTGCAACGGAGGAAGAAATCTCGTTGCTGGAAGCATGGAAAAAGTATCGGGTATTGCTGAACCGTGTTGATACGTCAACTGCACAGGATATTGAATGGCCAGCACTGCCGTAGGGTAAAACATATAAATTCTATAATTAGATGTATCTTTCCATTTACGGCAAGGAAGGGGGCTTGGAAGACGTAAAGCATCTCACACCGAGATTATTTTTTATATGTCAGGTGTCTGAAGTTTTGCTTTGGCTCTTAAAATGGTTTGCCGCGAGGTTTTGAATTCCCGGGCAATGGCACTTATACTTACACCTGACTTAATTCGTTCGAATACCACCTGTTTCTGTTCTTCATTTAACACAGGTGGTCGACCAAAACGTTTCCCTGCGCCCCGGGCTCTTACTATCCCGGAATGAGTGCGTTCAAGTAAAAGGTCTCGTTCAAATTCAGCGACTGCTGAAATTACTTGCATCATCATTTTTCCTGTTGGACTGGTCAGGTCAATGCCCCCCAATGCTAAGCAATGCACTCTGATACCTGTTTCGGTCAGTTGTTCCACTGTTTTCCTGATATCCATTGCATTACAACCAAGGCGATCCAGTTTTGTCACAATCAATTGATCACCACATTTCAGGCGAGCAAGCAACCGGTTAAAACCAGGACGCTCACTGGTTGCTGCTGAGCCGCTAATGTGTTCTTCGATTATTTGCTGAGGTTTGATTTTAAAACCTGCACTTTCGATTTCCCGGCGTTGATTTTCGGGGGTCTGATCCAGCGTTGATATCCGACAGTAAGCAAAAATTCGAGACATAGTGAGACTCTATACGAAATTGGTGTACATATCATAATGCATATCCAAAAATTATTTCGCTTATTATTGTACATATTTGTATGTATACGTTCGAAAATAAACGAATTCGGATGCAGTCCCGTAATTTTGGTGTAACCAAAAATCGATTTTTTGAAAAATGGCTTTAACTCGGTTTGTTTTTCGAACTCCGGGCGGACTCGAGGAAGACGAATAATAGTGTTGTATGTTATTTTAACCAGATTTTAAGTTGTTTGGTCGTGGAAAAGTGGAGCAAAATGTTGTTAAAGTGGAAAAATGGTAAAAAAAGTAGGTTGTTGCGGAATAACGTAGTTGTTGATATTTTTTTAATGCATTGAAAAATTATTTTTCAGGGGAGGTATTACACTTTACCATTTAAATTTTGGTTGTCTTTAAGAACTGATATCGCTGTTTGTAATAATTCTTTGTTATCCAGCCATGACTTTTTCTTTATGTTTCCTTCAATGTAATCAAGCAATGTTCTGGTATTGATAGGTCTTCCCTGTTTTGCTACTTCCACGACAGCATCTCCCAGGATAATTCTGACTTCAGGAAGCTGCGCAGGGAACCACTTTAGGGTGTCTTTTGATTTCAT